TTTATTTAAATTAGCTTCAGAAAATATGGCATCTACATTTTCTTGCCATTGCTGTAAGTATTTAGGTCTTTTAACACCATTGATACCTTCTAATATATCAGTAGTAATAGTTCCAACAACCCAACCTGCTCCTGGTTTTGCGTATTCATCACCTTTGTGTATAGCAATTAATTGATCAGCAAACAATTGTAGTTCTGAATTTTTTTCTACATACTCTGTTAGTGATTGCAAGTCTGATTTGCTAAGACCAGGAACATCCATACCTTGTTTATTCCATATATAAACTCTTATAGCTTGCTCTTTACTAAAAGCTTCACCTGGAACCTTTGCTCTAAGATCTTTAGGTACTACACCTAGTTGCTTTTTAATAGCTCTATAGTCTTGCATAACAGCAAGTCTAGCGTTATCAATATCATTCATTGCTCTGGCAAAAGGATCAATAACATGCTTTTTATACCATGCCATTTGAGCGTCACCTAATTTACCTTTACCTATAGTTTCATATAATAAACCTACAAAGTCTTGTGCTGAGTAAGGTATACCTCTAAACACTCTACCACGTACAGCTCCTACTACTTGAGCTTTAGCTCTGCTATATTCTTTTTCAGCAGCAACACCAGTTGTTTGTTCTAGTATTTTATTAAAGTCATTATTTAGTTTAGAAGGTTTACTAGTTGCTACATAGGCTTGTCTTACTTTTGATTTAACGTCTAATACATTAAGAGCATCTTGTACTGCTTTAACATTTTTATACGCGTCGTCTGCAAAGTAAAAATCATTATAACCTTCAGCAGCTTTACCTACAACCCACTGTGCTTTTGCTTCAGGAGTACTATTACCTAAACCAATTATATTTTGCAAAGGTATATCTAAACCTATTGCTTTTAAAAACTGATGTATAGGTTCTGCGGCTGCTTGTGTTCTAGCTGTAAGAATAAATACATTATCATTACCGAATTTTCTATTACGAGCTACGGCCTTTTCAAACATAGGACCTTTAGCGCCTTTAGTAACTTTTTCAAATTCACTAAAATCAAACTGAGCTCCTTCATTTAATAAGTCTTCACCACGTTTTGCAAACTGCTCTGCATTTAAAATGCCTTCAGTTCCGTCAGGCATTGTGTATAACACATTGGATTTTGTAGTAGCAAGTGTATCGTCAAAATCCCAAACGCTTATACCCTTATTTGGAGCATTTACGTTACGAGCGTTATCAACAGCTTGATCGGCTTGATCCATTAAGTTGATAACTTTAGTATTTTGTTTTAATCTACTAGCCTTACTAAAGTACGGACTTTTAGCAGGGTTAATACCTTCTTCAGTAACTTGTAAACCTGGTAGTTCTTTTAGCACGCTAATCTTTTCATCAACAGTAAGACTTTCGTATGGATATAAATCAAACTGAGTACGTGGGTACATAGTTCTTGTAACTACATCTACCATATCAAACCTATCAAATCTTGCAGGATCATCTAAAGCTATACCGCTAGGTAATTTAGTATTGCTAACTTTAGACGCTTTAGTTATAGATTTAATTTCAACATAATCATTTAAATAACCTTGTGCTTCAACTTTACTTTTAGTTCCAGCTAAAACCTCCATAAGCAATTGATTTTGCTTGGTTACATTGTTATCGTTTATGTTTACTTTATCTAATGTAACTCCAAGCTCTTGAGCTAATGTTTCGCCTGTAATAGGATTTACTAAACTATTTGTATCTATGCCTGCCGCTATAATTCTAGCAGCAGAGTTATTTAATATGCTGTGACCAACAGGCATTACCTTGTCTAAATCAGCTTCGTCAATTTTTTGATCATCAGCTTTTGAAAGTTGTGTTTGGTAATAGTTTTTTCTAATAGCAGGGAATATAACACCCATATTGTTATTAGCTATACCATAAATTAAATTTGCGCCTATAACAGAAGCTGGCGGGTTATGTTCCTCTCTAAACTTTTCACCTTGACTTTGATTACGCGCAGTACCATACTTCATCACTTTAGACTTGTATTTAAACGGCGCTGCAATTTTTACAATACCATTGCTAGATTGGTATCCTGAAGCTACGAACAAAGCTGCTATTTCCACAGGCATTTCGTTATTAGCTACAGCTTCTGTAAGTCTATTAGCCATAAACTCTAAAGCATCCATATTAACTTGACCTTGCTCTTGACCTTTTTCTGTAAAAGCTTTATTTACAGTAACTCTTTGAGCAGGTTTAACGTCATATAAATTATCATTTTTTCTAGCTAAAGCTAATGCAGCTTGGTAAGCAGGATCTTGATTGTTATAATACAAAGCGTTTCTACCTGCTTTAAAATAACCGGGATATTTTGCGTATAACTTTTTTCTTTCTGTTGAAGTTGTAGGTCTTTTTAAATAAAGTTTACCGTTTATAGGCTTTGTTAATATAAAATATTTTTCTTTACTTTTACTATCTTTTACAAACTTACCATCTACTATTTTACCTGGTTCATATGCAGTACCAAAATTTCCAAACCTAGATTGTTCAAACATAGAGCTAGGAATTTTAGCGTTAATAACAGCTTGCTCCATTTCAGCTTGCTTCTGCTCTCTGTTGTCGTCATTAACAGTTACTTTACCTTTTATGCCAGCAAGTTTTGCTGCCTCATTAATATCAACTGCTCGTGATACTGCATCAAGTTTTTCTTGTAGCTCTGGACTAGGTTTTTTAGGCATTGGTTTCGATGCGGCTGTTTTAGCTTTACCAGCACCAGTGTCTGCTTTCTCTTGTTTAGTAGTTTGCTTACCTCTACCAGCCGCGTTAATAGCGTTAGCTAAATACATTTTAGCAAAGCCAGTTAGTGTAGTGCCGTACTTACTTCTATTTTCTGCAGATATTTTTTGATTTGGCACGCCACTTTCAGTAACACCTACATCATCTTGTACCTGCTTTATCATTTCGTTTGTAACTCTACCTGTGTATTCTGGTTTTAGTTCGTACACTTGACCTTGAGTTGTAACACCTAAACTTCTACCACTTTTATTTGATATGCCCGGTATAGCTCTTTTAACAGGTTGATAATATTTTTTAAGAAATTTTTTTGATAAACCTATAGATTTACCCTTAATATCTCTTGAAACATCTATAATTTCACCTTGCTCGTTTATAACTGTTTCACTACCAGCTACGTTATAAGGTGGCATTGTTCTTATAAGCTGTCTAACATTGTTAGGATTTACAAATAATCTTTGTAATGATTTAGCTTCAGCATCTGTAAGAGTTGCTTTACCTCGTATTTTATTACCAGGCACATCAAACACTAACGTAGAAACTTCATCTAAGTTTTGTTCAGCAAGCTCTCTAAACGAAGGCCTCGCGCCTTTCTCCACAACAACTACGTCATCTATGTTTACATTAGCAGCTGGACCAAATTTTCTTGAATCAATTAGTTTAGTAGTTGTTGGCTCATCTTTAAGCGTTGGTTCTGCTACATCTTCTGCAGCAATTTGTCTAGCTTCAGGAGCGTCAGTGCTTTCAGTTATAAATTTATTAGGATCAAGACCTGCAGCTTTATATATCTCAGCTCTACGCTGACCTATTCTACCTAAAAAAGTACTTACTTCACCATCAGACTCTTTGTATTCTTCTACTAAAGATTTTTTTCTACCAGGAAAAGTTAAATCAACCATGCCAGGCGTAGCCATATCAGTTACAGCTTGCAATAACTTGTCTGATTCGATATCACCTATCTCTTTATTAAAACCTAAAAGACGTAATATAAGACCAGAGTTTTCTTGAATTAAATCATTTGCAGCTAGTATGTCACCACCTTTTGCTTTCTGCATTAACTCTTTATTTCGCAAGGGTTGCGAAGCTTGTGAAGTAGTTTCCTGTGTTGGTTCTGCAGTCTCTACAACTTCTCTGATTGTTTCGTCTTCTATAGTAGGTGTAGTATCTTCAGTAGCAACAGCCAGCAAACCTTGAGCACCTTCAGTAGCTACTTTTCTTTGCGCTCTACTCAATGCTTTACCTTTGCCAAGAGTTTCATTGTAACCTTTTATAAAGTTTAAAACATCTTTACCAGTATTAAACTTAATGTTAACAAGTCCTACGTTTTGTAGAAGCTTTGTAATAGTGTTACCTATTCTTTTTAATACGTTTTCCTGTACAACTATATTACCATTTGTTAAAGCTTCACTTGTAAAATTCATTACTTCTTCTAAAGCTTCTACGGTAGGAACACCATCTGTTATGTATTGTATTAATCTAGCTTGAACTTCTGGACTATTTATTTTAACATTTTTATTATTACCAAGTTCGTTTAATAAAGATATACCAAACGCAGCTGCAGCTTGTGGGTTTTTACTAAATGTATTTCTAAATATAGGGTGAAGAAGTTCATGCTGATCAGTAGTGTAGACATTGTCTTCTTTAGCTTTCTGATCGTTAATTAATATAACCTCTTCAAGAGTTCCGTCTTCATTTTGCTTAACTAAAGATTCTCCATAAACAACTGACTTTTGAACTTTAAAACCTTCATCTTCAAGCTGTTTAGCTCTAGCGTCGTATTGCTCTTGAGTTTCTTGAGGCTCAAATTTATAGTCTAATTTTTCAGAAGTTTTTTCAACACCTTTGCGTATTTTTTCTGCAGCTTTTCTAGGCGCCTGTTCTCTTGCTATAGTTTTTAACTCTTCATTAATAGTTGCAATTTGACTAACTTCGTCTTCAACTAAAGTTGAATCTGACTCGTTAACTTGCCTTTGCAAAGCATCTCGCTGTATCATCAAATCAAAAGACTGCTGCTTTGCTTCATCGTCAAAGTATTGAGGTATTTTAGCTCCAGTGTTTTTAGCATTAGCTAAAGCTTGAGACTCACTTCTATATTCATCTTCTGTTATCTCACCTCTTTCTTTTCTACTTTTTAAATTAGTTTCTGCAGTTTCAAAAAAAGTATCTATAGCTCTATACTGCTGAGCGTTTTTAGTATTAAATCTAAGTGCTACATCACGCGCTGCAGCTCTAAGTTCAACTTGAGCTTGACTAGCTGTCGCGCCAGCAAACGGCAAGAAAAAACCTAAAGTACCACCTTGAAAAGCAGACTGCTTTATTTCTTCAGCATCGTAATAAGTGGATATAGGTTTATCTAGTTGTATAGCTGTACTAGCTTGACCTATTAAACTTTGACCAGCCTCAGTAAGAGCCTCACCACCACCACCTATAGCCATTCGTTTTACCGAAGATGGTGCGTATTTAATAAGATCTTTTACTTCACCTTTATATAAAGACCTTAAATTTTTTTGTAAATCAGTTCCAAGACCTATACTTTTAGTGAAGTTTTTCATTACAGTAGTAGCACCAACTCTTTCTAAAGCTGTTTGTACAGCTCCACCTGCTAGTGCTTCTGCTCTGTTAGCATACAAGCCTTCGTTTATAGCAGTTATAATATTTTCAGGTGTAGCTCCCTCTGGAAATCTTTCTTTGTCTTCTTCGATGCCTTGCGTTAGTGCACTGTAATAATTATTACCATACTCTTGAGCATATATAAGGGCAAGTCCAGCACCTGCAGAAACTAAACCACTTCCAGCCGCTGCTGCTATTTGAGGCAAACCTTCACCAATAGATAGAAATATATTTTCTAAACTAAGACTTTGATCGGGTTGTCTAAACACCTCTAGTCTTTCTTCTAACTCTCCTACTCTTCCAACTTTTTTAACTAACCTTTTAGCTAATTCATCATTGTCCTTTTCAAGTATATCGATTCTTTCTTGAACCGTACCTTTCTTTGTGCCATAGGATGTGAGTTCACCCCTGTTGTTTATGTAGCTTTGCGTGCCCCAAGAAGTTTCAGCGTTAGGATCTTCATTGTATAATCTTTGTAACTCCTCAGTGTTCTCGCCTATTTCACCGTGGAACCTAGATATATCAGCTTGCTTAAAACCTGTTTTCATTTGAAGCCAGCCTTTAACTAAACCTTCTGTAAAAGCATAAGGATCATCTTGTAAAAACGTATCTTTTGCTCTTCTAAAATTTATATTTTTTTCAGCAAAAACATCTTGTCCGGCTTTTTTATAAACATTTGAAACATCTTGAAACAATTGAGTTTGTTCAAATGGCACTAACACCTCTTTTGTTATATAGTCGTTAAGATCTTTATTGGCAGCTTCATAACCTTCAGGTGTGCTTATATCGTATTTTTCTTGTAACTCTGCTTGATAACTTTTTAAATCAGTAGATTTATTTTTCATTATAGCTTCAAGCGTACTATTTAGTATAGGATCGTTTTTTAAAGCTTGATCTTGAGCTCTATTTAAAGCTTGGTTATATTCTTGTTCTGTATTATATAAATCATATTGATCTGGAAAAAAAGTTTCAACGTAGTCGTAAACCTCTGGACTAATAACCATACCGTATCTACCACTTGAATCACTTTTTAATACAGGTGTTTCTGAATCTTCTATATCTAGCTTTCCAAACTTTTTATATATTTGATCTCGCTCTATATATTTAAGCATGCCATCAGTTGTAGGAGTTTCACCGGTTTGGTTCATGAAACTATATATACCATTACCACTAAAATAGTCTTGGACTTTTTTCTGGTAATCATCTACCTTTTCATTAAACGGTCTGTTTTGCGGAGTAACTAAACCTAAACTACCAAACTCAGGTTCTGGCTCATCATCAAGACCAGTTACGTTAAATGGATCAGCTGCTCTTATCCTTGCGTCTAACGAAGCCGAAGAACCATCTACCAACTCTGATTCCGTACTCTCGGGTGCTTCCCCGGTTGGTGTTACAGCTGCACCCATTTCCGCAACACCTATTGGCTTTCCCACTCCTAGAAGAGCAGAATAATCTTCTACCGTACCATTATACCCACCAGAGGTAAAAAGCTGATACGATGTGTTTAAAGCCTCTTGATTAGAGCCTAACAAGGCTTTATAGTCATCTATAGTTCCATTGTAACCGTTGTTTGAAAACAGGTTAAACGAATATACTAAAGCTTCTTCGTTCATATTATTTTATTTTAATCTGTGTTAGATCTGCCTACTATGTTGTTTACAGGTCCTGGTTGTTTATTAAACTTAGATGTGTCTAACGTGGCGTTAGCTGGAGTTTCTGTAGTTGGTTGACCTGTAAGTAAAAACTTTAAAGATTCTTTAACTTTACTAGGTGACATAGTTTCACCTATTTGTACAGTGCTGTCTGCGCCTGGGATATTTGTGGTAATTGATAAAACAGGTTCACCTTTAACAGTTTCTGATTTTTTAACAGTATAAAAATTATCTCTAAGTAATCTTTCAAGTAAAGTCATATTTAAAACATTTTCACCTGGACCTACAGCAGGACCTTCAGCGACAGGTATAGCAAGAGTGTCTATAATTTTTAATCTTTCTTGTAGATTAGGAACGTTAGCTCCAGTGCCAGTACCATTAGAAGGCTTTGGTATAGCTGTAGGTTTACTTTGTTTTTCAGGCAATAAACCTACGTTTTGACCATACAGCATTCTGTTTCTAAGTTGTTCTTTAAATTCTTTTTGATCTTTGTCGCTAATAAAAGAACCTGTAACTCTACCTGTATCTGTTACGTTTGATGAAGTAAGATCTCTATCATTCCCTAAAACTTGTTTCCATATAACGTTAGCAACTTTAGAGTCTTCTAAATAACTGTTAACTAACGCGTCAAAGTTTCTTGAAGTTACATTTGTTATTTTTTTATAATCAGTTGCAAAACTATTGTATTGTAAAGTTTTATCATTATTAAATCTTACAACAGTTTCACCCATGTTCAAATAACCATCTGTAACATTACCATCTTTACCAACAACTCCAGATTCAGTTAATATTTTGTTTAAAGCTTTATCAACTTCAGGCACTCTCAAAGGATCAAAATTTAAAAACTCTGCAGCATTAACATTAAAAGATCCTTCTGGAAATAATAAATTACCTTTGTCGTCAGTTGTATTTTTTATATGATCACTACTAATATTTATTCTAAACTGATTATTTTCATCTAAATAAAATTTAGCGTTACCACCAGCTGTTAACCCGTTTATAGCAGGCATACCCATGTTATACTTATTGTACATTTCTATATTTTCACCAACAGTAGCAACACCACCTTGTGAAGCTACTTGGGTAGGGTTTGTGTAATCATCAGCTACATAAGTTTCGTTAGAAGATTTAAAAGTATTTATTAAACCTAAATACTCTGCTAATTTTCTTTTTATACCAGACTGCTCAGTTATTAATTCCTGTCTCTTTTTTTGGTCTTGTTCTGTTTTAATAGCTAACTGCAATCTTGAATTAGCGCCAATTAAATCGTAACCTAATTCATACAAAGAATCATTTCTAACACCAGCGCTTTCTAAATTAGTAACGAGTTGATCACTCATTGTTTGCTGGTAGAGAATATTTTCTTCTTGAAGTTTTCTAAATCTTTCAGCTTCTTTACTTTTTCTTAGGTTTTGCTGTTTTATTACGTCAGCAAATATTTTACCAGACTGCTCTATAGTTTTAGCAGTGTAAAATCCAGCTTGATCCAAAACTGTTTTTGGATTTTCATATTCTCCTGGCGTGGTGTATTTTCCTGTAAACTGTGGTAATGCTGCCATATTTATATTATTATTGACTTGCAACTGCCGCTCCTACTTGACCAAACGCGCTAGCTATAGCGGCGCCTTGTTGAGCAGCTTGAGCTTCGTAATTAGCTTGTTGTTGAGCTGCACCTGTTATTTGAGATTGCAACCTATTCATTCTTTCTGTTTCTCTTCGTTCTTTCTGACCATATACAAACTCTCTACCAAGAACATCAGCTTGTTGAATTCTCTGCGCTTCAGCCATACGCTGTTGTTGCGCTGCTTTTTCACCTTCAGCTGCTAGCTTTTGGTTATTAACCTCTTGTTGTTCTATACTAGCTGATATACCTTTTTTACTTCTAAGAGCTGCTTGAGCTAAAGCTGTAGCTCCACCTGCACCAGCACCTGTAGCAAGCAAAGTATCTAATGTATTTGCTAAAGCAATGTCTGCTTCTTCCGCTTGCATTTCAGCTGCTTCTGTAGCAACAGCTAAATTATCCATTGGGTTAGATATCATACCACTAAGATCTTCAACTCCTTCGTATGGATTTATAATTGGTTGCCTATCGTTTTCTAAATTTCTTAATTCGTTTTGTAATCTCTTTTTTTCTGCAGCTGCTCGATTAGCTGCTTTTCTTTTTTTACTACCACCGAATAATCCACCTAATATACTTCCGCCCGCAGATATTAACGCTCCACCAATTATAGGATCTAACGCGTAAGTTAGACCTAACTCTGGATCTCCAAAAAACAGGATTTGTAGTTGTTCTAATATTTGTTCCATAATTTTTAGTATGATGATTCTACATAGTCGGATGACACCGCAAATAATTCTTTTATTCCTCCTATATCTGTTCCTGATACCGCTTGATGTGTGTTAGCGTCTATTGTCATATCAGTAGAAACTTGAACAGTTGTAAAAAATCCTTTAATACCTGTCATTTCGCCTCCAAATCTAACCTCACCAATAGTAGCCGCACTGTTGTTTATTAAATTAGCAAAGTATTTATTTTCTTTTCTATCAAAACCAGCATGAAATCTATCATAAGGAGGGTTGTTGGTTCCAAAAGCAGTAGTATAATCCGATCGTAATACTTGTGTTGTAAATGTTAATTGTGTTCTTCTGATAGCGTTGACGTTTTGATTTAAAGTTACAACTAGTGTAGAAGGATTCCAAGCTTGCACTGTGGTGTTTGGTATAATTCCAGGACCAATAACCGGAGCACCTACTATTATCTGACCAATTACATTTACAAGTTTTATTTGATCAAGCGCAACGTTAAAGTCAACTTCGCCACTTGCTTCAACGATAACATATTCACCTTCAAAATAACTTCTAACAGAATTTGTAGTATCATTGTTAGTTATATATTGAACTCCAGAGCCTGGATCAAACTCGTTATCTGTAGAATCAGAAACAAATGAATTAACTCTCCAACCACTACTTCCTTCGTAGTTAATTGTTTTAAAGTTTTTTACTAAACTTACGTTAGGATTAAATACAAATGTTATAGTTGAATTATTATCTTTACCATAAAATCTACCTCTATTTACAGGAGAACCACTAACATCTGTTTCGCTGTAGTGCTCATATAGCTTGTTATCTTTTAATGAATAAAATATATTACGTAAACTAAATATTTTGTCTGGATCGTAAGAATAAAAACTTGTCCAGCCTAATACTGACTCATCAAAAGAAAGAGTTTTAAATGTATTAACAGAAGCGTTTACGTTTGGTCTAGTTGAAACTACATACTGTTTACTATGCATGTCCCAACCACCTATAATTCTTCCAGGCCCTGATATATCTATAGAGTTAAACTCATCTCTAAAGTAATCACGCATCCCATAGTTAGATAGCTCTGTTATACCATCTCTTGATAATCTTAAAACAACATTTCTTCTTTTGTCACTAAAGTATTTTCTATAACCATATACAGCAAAGCTTTCCGGGTTTTGGCTTATACCATATTCACCTGCGTAAGGTACAATTTGACCTATAACTAAATTAAGCTGACTAACTGGTGTGCCTCCACCTTCGGCAGTATATATAGCGTCTTTATCTATTAAAGCTCTATTAACCTTATTTTCTTGGAATATAATTAAGTTAGTATCTTCAGCATATAGTTTTTGTATAGTTCCTTTAGCTGGATCAACCGCTTTAGTTATTTCCTCTCCAACTGGAAACTCATTAGTGTTATTTATACCTGTTCTAGAATTAAATATGCCAGAGTAAATAAGCGAGTTGCCTCTAATATAACCAGCTGGATCAGGTTCAACGGCATAAGCTTTTACACCATAGTCTACGTTAGTATTATTAAAACCACCTCGTATTCTAGCTTCTTCAATAATCCATGAATGATCAGGGTCATAACTTGATATTTGATTATAACCACCAACGCTTTGAGGTATACCTCTAGAACCATCATAAGCTGGAACATTAGCGCCCGAATCATCATTTATCTTTTTTAAAAGAAATGAGTTAAAAAATTTAACTTCAACTATTGCACCCATTTATAATCACCTATTTATTAAAGTTGTTACACTCCATTATATATTAATATAGCGTTTTGTAATATTTTTTTGTTTTTCCAATTTTTTATCCAAAACAAACCGTCGTCTTCCCACTTTCCTCTAAATTTTCTTCTACCTCGAGCTGTTGGTATTTCACTATTTATTTTACCAAAAGATATTTTTTTTTGATCACCTGGTTTAAGAGGGGCATTAGTTTTAAAATATTGCATATCTAATAAATAATCACTTAATTTTTCGCATTTTTTCATGTTGTTTTTTACTTGCTCTGTTAAGTTACCAAATATAGCTATATCAATATCTTTTGATTTTGTTTCTTTATTTAAAACTCCACCTATTACATATAGCTTGCAATTACCCCAATTAAAAGATTTTACAATATCTATATTGTGTTTTACAATATCATCGTCAATATACATATTAAAAGTTTATAGCAAATGCGTAGCCTGATGTGTTAATGTTTGTAGAACTACTTTGATCAAAACGTTGACCACCAGCCGCACAATCGTCCCATATTGTTTCTGTAGCTTGTAGTTGTGATACAGAAGAATAATGCCATTCTCTAGGCGTACTTCCACATGATGTTATAGTAGAAGCGTTTAAATAATCTATAGTTATAACGCCGCCTACAGCTGAGTTTTGTAAATCATTCCAGGTACCATCATAAACATACCAACCGTTAGTTCCGTTTGCTGCAGGTTGATCGTTTATATATATAACAGTAATGTCGATTGTGAGAACTCCATAACCATCTGGTTCGTCAAAATCCATTTCAACGTTTTTTACGTAAGAAGGCACAGTTCCATATTTAACATTACACTCATATGTTTCTACAGCACCACCACCGTCTGAACATTCAATTGTTATGTCGTAACCTAAGTTAGGAGCAGCTGGAACTGTGTTTATAACTTCTAAATCACAAGAAGATATACTTGCTGTAGAGCTAGTTACCAATCTAAAATAGTTTTGACTTGTAACATTAAAAGTATCATTAAATACGCTAACTAAAGTCCAAGTTAATTCTCTACCTGAGTTATTAGAATTAGCTCCGTTTTTTGATTTCATTTCTTTCACTACGCCATAAGAACTAGTAGGTATAGGTTGTACACCTAAATTTTCTGTAGCTGGCAAAGGAGTAGTGCCATCATTTTCAAACAAAGAAACTCCAATGTTTCCTAAGCTAGCGCTTTTAACTATTGTTGTGGTAATAGGTACAAAACTAGGATCTGTAGTATCATCTAGCGTTACAAGAAAAGTAAATGAAAAGTTTCTAACATTAGCATTTGATCCATAATAACCTACAGCACTAATAAAACCAGCGTTAACCTCAACATTAAACTCTTTATTAAGTGGAGTACTAACAGGGTTTGTAAGATCAAAAAAAGCAGTAACATCAGTACCAGCTCCATTAGTAACAGAACTTAAACTTACAGTAATATCATAAATGCTTGGATCATATTCTACTCCAAAATTATCTACTATTTCAAAATTACTAGAAAGTATTTCATCACCTGCTACTATATCTTCTTCAAAACCAGAAGTATTAAAGCTATCGAAGTTTGCAGTAGCTGAGCCGGGAGCATTTGATACCGCATTATTTAAATCTGATATAATACCCGCTGTAGATGTTTCCCAATATATATCCAACCTAGATACAGTTGGTGCTGTTTCAAGTATAGCTAAATTTTCTATTTTATTATAATCCTGACCTGATTTAGTATTAAAAACACCAAATTGAAAATTAGGATCTTGCGACGTAACAAACTCACCTATAAAAGGGTTTGAGTCTGCTTTGTAAAAAGCGCTAAATGGACTTGTAGTGTCTGTTATAGGAACAACATTACCGCCTTGCTGAAACTGCAGCACGTCAAACAAATCAAATAAATCCTCAATAGCATTAGTTGTAAATGATTGTCTTTGCGGGTAAAATTGCTCGTTACCTGTGTTACTGTAGTTAGCCGTGTTGTTAACAACTCTACCAAATAATACAACTGAACTTCTAAAGGTTTTATCTTGAGGGCCAACTTCGGTTAAATCTCTGGGTACTTTATTAATGTTATCATTAATTAATGTTACAAACGATGTATTTGCGTTTATTGGAAGAGCGGCTGTTGGTGGCGATGTTGTTGAATAATCATAAGGATTATCTTGCATTACACCAGCCGTGTATACATTGTAATACTCTTGTTCAGTTTGTTTTACAACTATTTTATACGTATACCAACCAAGCGGATTGTAATCAGGACTTGTTACGTCACCATTGTATATGCCAGGCCAAAATTCTCCGCTGCCGTCAATAGTGCTATTGAACGACATTTTAAGTGAGTTACCCGGCCACTCAACTATACCGCTAGAAAGATTACTATCATCAGGATATGGAGAATATACAGTGTCGCCTGAATAAGATATATCATTTATTGTTATAACATCTTTGTTGTTAGAAAGTATAACACTAGACTGTCTGCCGTATCTATCAGAAAGAACAACACCAACTTGATATGTTCTATTGGTTTTAACAGAGCTACTAGGATATTCTATAATTCCAGTAGTATTAGTGTCTTCGCCTATAACTTCAAAACTTAATGTAGTTCCAGATGCTACACCTGTTTGGTCTTCACTTAATGTAAGAAGAGGAGCTATATAATCTACGACTAAAGTGTTAGCTGCTATGTTTGTACCTGTAACTACCTGACCAACTGCAGGAACAAAATTAGCAGATAAGTTTGTAATGTTAACTGTTGTAGCGGTAATAAACGCTCCATCAGTATCAGCTGTACCGTTGTTTAAATTAAAGTCTGCTTTTTCTCCAACACTTACGTAATAGTCTATAGACTCTGGTGGTGTGTGTTTATTTTGATAATTACCATAAACAACCCTATTACTTATAATTTCTTGCGACAAAGCTTTTACAGGAGCTTTATCGTAAACTCTAATTAAATCAGCCTCAGGTAAAGTTTTAAAAGGTTCTTTGTTTATATATGTATATGTATACATGCTTGATCCCGCAGCTTCAGAAGCAATTTCACTAACTGGAACAGTCTCAACAACTTGTAATGCTAAACTATCAGACTCTTTAAATATTATTTCTATTTCTTTTACTTTGTATTCGCTATTAAGTAAATCTCCATCGCAAGGTAGTGGAATATTTAAACTTATTTCACTAACTTTATTTTCCATAAAGTCAACAATAGTAGATCCAAATGTACTCTGTTGATCGCCAAGTTCTTGCTCTGTATTTAAAAAATAACCATCTTGTTTAGGTATAAAACAAGGCTGTGTAAACGGAGCTAATATAGAATACTCATTGTCATCATATTTAAAGCGATAACTAAATCTAACAAACTTATCTTCTAAAAATCTAGAGTCACCCGCGTATTGATTGTCGTAATATGGATTAAAGTTAAAGACAAGCTGATCATCTTGAGCTAAAGTTATGGGCCCACTTAAAGTTATATCAGGAGATGTATAACTATCAACAGTAAGACCTGTATCTGTTATAACACCTCTGTATTGGCTTGCAACGGTTATAACACCAACACGCATACCAGCTTGCGGTTCATTTGGATTTGTTGAACTTTGCAGCGCGGGATAAAAAGGTATTTCTATGTCTTTTATCGCAAACGTGGCGGAGTTTGAAACTACATTAGTAGATAAAGCAGTTCCTCCGTTTGGTAAAAATTTACTTACAACATCTTTCATTGTTGTTTCGTAATCACCAACAGAAACAGTAGACTCTTGGTACAGTTGAGCTGGTGACCAAGGGTTATATTTAGCTACCGATATTTGATCTTCAGTTGCATAGTATTGATTATCATTAGCAGCTGTTACTACGTTAATTTTTCTAGGTTGATTGAAGTTGTCTGTAAAAAATAATAAATTTTCTATTAAGTTTATACCGTATATAGGAAAATTTTTAGAAAAATTTAAAAAAGCACCGCTAACTAACTTTGTTGTTTGATTGCTAGCTGCATCATATTTATATATAAAATGATTAGAACCACTGCTAGGACTTGCTACAAAAGGATCTGTGTTAGATTCACGTGTGCCATCTGTTAAAAAAATATAAATGCAGTCAGTTCTTTCATCTACAATATAACCTATAGCAGTTAAATCGCCAGCATAAGATTCACCTTCTTCAAACTGTACTTCACCTGATATAATATTGTTTTCATCTTTAGCTATACTATTACCTAATATATTTTCAAGAGCACCAACATCATCGCCTTCAGACCTACTAATCTGAGCATTGAAAGCTTCACGATATTCACCACTTGGAATCAGCCTAGCATCTAGGTCACGATTCATTTTGGATTTAATGAAAGCGTTTTTAACTTCAGCCATTTAATTTTAGTGTTTTATCCATTTAGATTTTCCACGCATAACTTGTACGATTTGATCTAACTTAATGTTAGACAAACGTATTTTTGCATTTCTTAGTTGAGCACTAGCTTCTCTTTTAAGTCTTTGTACTAAATATTCCGGTTGATTTATTCTACTAGCTAATATAGCATGCTTTATGTAAGCATAGAGAGCTTCTTCTGCCATCTTAGGTATCTTAGTATCTAAGTTAGTAGAAAGCCCATCAGAGATGTATTCTATAACTACAATTTTATCTACTAAGTTTGCTGAAAATGAAAATTTATTTTCTCTTTCGTTGATAGTATAATAGCCACTAGAGTTAGCAAACTGTGGGTCTAAACCATAGAGTTGTCCATAACCAAACTCAGGCCAACCATAATAATATTCCCAACCTAATATAGTATCGTCTATAAAATCAGGATTAGTTCTTTCTTTTAATATGTTGTTTTTCCAACGATCTTCTGTTACAGATGTAGTGTCAATGTTATCGTTAAATTGATCTTGCACCGGAACACCTTTAGTATCTTGTAAATACATATCAGTTGGATTTGTAGTAAGCATATTGCCCGGCATAATAACTCTTTTAACTCCAGAGTTATCTATCCAATATAAACTAACATAATTAACATAATCTTCAGGTAAAGGTATACTAAGATTATGAGGCACGCTAACTTCTAGTTTGTTTACGCTTTTTAATGTGTCATAGCTAAACTCTTGTAAACCTCTTTTAGCGTGAAATATAACATCTGTTCTCTTTACATCTTGTATAATTTTTCCAGCACCTACGTAAGCAACTAAAAAGTTTTCTATAACTTCATCTAGTTTAGTGTAAGCGTACGATCCCCAGTTTTTTTCTACTTCATTTCCATAAGCTTTATCGTTTGGCGTGCTACCATAATTACCACCATCTAATTTTTTAAGCTGCACAACAATGTGTAACCCATCTGCTGGAGTGTTATTGATAAAGTCTAAAACATTTTTTGTACCATCACCAGTTGAGTCTTGAGCTACACTATAACCAGACGTTATTTCAGACCAACTACCTGGGGCACCAGTTGTGCTAGAATAAATTTTAAAGTTATTTAAAGGATATTTAGGATTATTTGGGTCTGAACTGTACCAAACTAAATCAGTGTTAAAGGTACATTGAAACTTAAATGTTGTACCATCACCTCTAAAGCTCTGTACGCCTTCGTAATATTGCCGATTGTTTTCTGTTATTAAACCCATTTATTAACTTTTTGAATTTACTTCTTCTGCTTGAATTCCTTGAGATGCAGCTTGTACAATTTGAGGATCTTTTATAACTACACCAGCGTAAGCTAATATTCTTAATATAACCTCTGTTTGTTCTGTAGCGTCTAGTTCAAATTGAATTGATGTTGTAGGATCATATATGTAATTACCTAAAGTTTGATTAACACTAAAGCCCCATTGAACATTGTTGGGTTTTCTTATATAACTAATTGTGAAAAAAGCGTTTGCGTTAAACTCTTGGTAAAGGTTTTTAGGATATACATAAACGTGAGGTTGACCTGTGTTAGCTCCGTTGGAACCCGCGGTAGATTGCTCGTATAAATACACAGGATATGTAATGGTAGGTTTAGTATACTTGGATAAGTTTAGATGTAAAAGTTCGTCTCTTTGAACTCTTTGAAGTTCTTTAGTGCTATTGTATATGACACTTCCTATTCTATGAACGTCAGTTGGTCCGGTAAAATAATCTTCAGGGTTAACACTTAATATATTTATTTCACAGTCTGTTCCGCCACCTGGAGATGTTAAAGTTACAGGACTACTTGTAATATAGTTAGCGCCTGGAAATCCCAAAGATAAGTTTGTTATAGCTCCTGTTACTGCGTCTACGCTGTTTACAGTAAATCTAGAAGTTGAATTTGAAGTAGGAAACGACTGAAAGCCTTGATAATTACCTGGAGTAAATTGGGTTCCAAAATTATCCACTATAAAAGAAACTATAGCACCTTCTGATGTTCTAGTAAGTCCACCTATAGTTTTAAATATAGATATTAAGTTATCTATATTTTTTTGACGATTAGCATACGTATTATCTGTTTGAGGTACACGCAGCTGTTGATTTAGATCTTCAAAATAATTTTCAAAAATATCTAGTTGAACCTGTGTTGCTAACTTATTAAACTCATCTGGCGTTATATAACCACGTTGCTCTTTGTTTAATATAGACAACACTGTAGTGTAAACAGTATTTACGTTTATTGCCATTTATATTTTTTTTAAATATAAGGGCCCGAGTGAACGAGCCCTATACTATTGTTACATGTTATTTTAGCTTTTTCTCGATAGACTTGAAGACTTCTACACCTTCGTCAGTCTTAAAGAAAGCTGCCATAGCAGAGTAAGGATTTTCTTCAAACGGTACGCTCATTAATTTTTTACCATTTGATGCCCATGTAAATGATCTTTGGTCGTCTGCTAGTTTTATAATTTTAGCCTCTGTAGCTAATATAGCAAAGTTTCTAAGTTGTACATTTTCATCTTTAGCGAGGTCAATAAACAAAGCTGGATTTTGTCTAGCAAACATAAGCGCATCTCGTTTTAATTCTTTAGATGACATTTGGTTTACTTTACTTCCAACTTCAACACGCATAATAGCTTCTAAATGATCTATATCCATACTTCTTGCAGCGTTGAGTGCGTCAATTTGCAACTCCATAATATCTAATTCGTCGTGAGCTTCAACGACTGAATCATATTCTTTATAACGTTTTCCTCTATAAGGGTGGTATAGTGATAACAATTTTTGTAAAGCTTGAAATTGTTTGGGCACAACTAACGCACCATCTTTAAACAATATAGTTCCAATAGTGGCTTCACCTTCTTGTTCGTCTCTAAATGGACTATCCATGTTAGTTGCATATCGCAACTCCCTTTGAGTGTTTGTTTCTTCGTCATACCACAACATAGGTACTTTTGTACTATGCTTAGATGGTATTCTTAATGTTAACGGTTTGTACCTTCCGGTTACAAAATACGTTCTATCTTTAATTTCCCAGCCTTTTTCCGCAGCTGGTTTTTCTTTTGTTTTTGCCATGATATAATATAATATAATTGTTAAATAAAGGCTCTGGGCGCCGAAGCGCCCGTTACCTTTAAAATAATCTTACTTAGTAAATAATACAAAGTTGTTAGCACCTTGTACACAAAGACATCTTTCAGATAGGAAGTTTACTTCCATCGCATCAAGATCACTTGTGAAAGCACCACCAACAGATCCAGTCAACCAAGACTTCATACGACGATCGTCAGTTTGTGACGCTCTATATCGTACGTGCAAGAATGGACGACGGATGTTAGTACCAAGAATTTGATCGTATACAGTTGATGTACCTGCAGGAATTAATACTCCATCAATAGCGCTAACGCCATAGCTTGGAGGAATTAATCCGTCTTCGATAGCACCTCTTGTAGAAGCATCGTTTAGATATTTCCAGTCAGTTTTGTAGAAGTCATAAGAACCTCTGCGGAAACCGCTAAATCCTAAATTCAATGCCATATCTTCTGAATTTTCGAAGATACCATAAGAAGTACCACCAGAGTAAGCAGCATTTACTGCAGCTAGCATATCATCAAAACCTAGTGAAGTTTCGCGATTCAAGAAAAGCATGTTTTCCTCAATAGCTCCCTGTGTATCTAAGTTTCTTAGAATATTATCAAACTCAGTTAGTTGCGCAGCAGCGGCGTTAAAGCCAGACTCTACGTTACCACGAGATTGAATAGCAGCAAATAAACCTTCTGTACCTTTAAAACCAGCCGCAAACGCAGAACCAGCACCTAGACTAGTGTCAGCTTTTTCGCCTTCTACTACCGCCATTTCTAGATAATCTTCGAAACGTAAGCGAGTTTCAGACTCAGCTTTTAGATACCATAGATATCCAGATGTTCCGTCTTCTGTGGCAACTTCAACCCAACCGATCTGAGCAGTGTCAGAACCAGAAACTACATATTTGTTTCTGATAATAATTGGTGAGTTAGAAAACTGAGTAAACGCAGGGTCTACACTTACATAACCATCAGCAACAGTAGCTGAAGTATTGTTTGGTGTAGATGAACCTTTTGCATATTCAGATCCATAAACGAAAATCTTAACACCTGTAGTAGCAAGAGCTGCAGTAGTTGTAGCATCGTAAGGAGCTACAGTTAAAGCACCAGTTGTTAGGTTTGAAGCAGTTACAACACCTGTAAGCTCGTTACCAGCTCCATCCAAAGCAACGATAGTTGAGTTTGGAGAAACTACGTTTTTAACGTCAGCTGCAACAGGAATAGTAATTGTGTTAGTCTGGTCGTTTGTACAGTCTTCATAAGCGATGTGCAAACGATTTTGCTCAGACCAGATGACTTGATCAGAAGTCATAGGCATTTCAGCACCTACCATACGCAAGAATCCAGAAAGCGTACGGTTTCCGTACCGCTCTACTTCTTGCTCATAAATCTCAGGTAGATACTGCTGTGCAAATGTATCAGAATCGCCAGGGTTAGAACCTCCGTTAAAAGACAGGAAGTTCGTGTCTAGCAATTGTTGTTGTTGACTTGGAACAATAGTTCCAAATAAAGGACTTATAGCCATGATTAATTAATTTAGTTTTTTAATGTTACTTTTTTAACTTTAAGTTTTGAAGAATCAACACCGCTAATAGCTTTAACCTTTAATCCATTTACAAATACTTCACCTTGTGCTGTTTGTCTTGGTTCTGTCGAAATGTTTTTCGACTTAGCCATAACATCTTTAACAGCATCAGCTTTTCCTTGTTCATAAAAATGGTTAGCGATAGTATCAGCGTTTTTTGCAGCGTAAATAGCTTTGTGATATCCTGGAGTATCAATAACTTCTCCTTTATCATTTAAGAACATCTTAATGAAATTGCTAATATCGTTTTGCTCTTTTGCAACTTGATCAGGATTTTTTACATTATACCTAAATTTCTTTTCACCTACACTGAAATCAAAACCTTTGAAATCATTTGAAAAATAATTAGATGTTTTATTTAAAAAATCTTGATTAATTTGCTTTGCTTGTTGTTGCTCTTCATTATATCGATTGAAAAAATCTACAGCTTTTTGTTGCTCTTGGGTTACGCCCGGTCTCAACTTGATCTCGTCGTAGTATTTACCTTTTAAGTTTTCCAAAAAGTTTTTAGCTTTTCCAACTTCTTCTTTAAACGCAATTTTCTTTTTGCGTATTTCTTTTTCGTCGTCTAACTCTTCATCATAACTAAAGTCTTCTAGTAAAAGACTTACATCATCATGATCAAGATGCGGTCGTGTTTGTTTATAATATTCTTTTACTAACGTGTTGTTATCTACATTAGTATAGTCTGCGTTTAGTCGAACATAATCTTCGACTGTGCCACCAGTTTCTTCCATAAAAGAAACTAACTTTTCAATATTTTCAGGTAGTTGTTTTTGTTCTACAACTTCTTTTTGAACTGTTTCATTTTTTGCAACAGTTGGTTCTTTTACTTCTTCGTCTGATACTTCTTCAATAACAGAGATAGGGGACTCTTCATTTGAGTCGGTGGCCCGTACTTCTTCAACCACTTCTTCGCTGTTGCTACTGTCTTCGGGTTGTCCGACAGTATCATCGCTTGCATTTGTTGTATCGAGTCGAATGGCATCTTCTTCAGTTTTAATTTCTACTTTAGTTACTTCAGGTACTACTTCACCTTGAGCTTCTGTAGCTGTACTAGGTATTTCAATTTTAGTTACCTCATTTGTTTTACCTAAATTTTTAGGTTTAGAAGGTTTTTTAGCTTTAAACTCACCTTCTTGTTTTACTTCTTCTGACATAATATAATATAATTAAATAATTAAAAGTTTTTTTATCTAGGAGTAAACTGTTCTAATCCAAAACCTCCTAATGCATCATTGCCTGCTGATTCAAAATCCTTTGGCAACTCATCATTTTGTCTTTGAGATATCATTTGAGATTGTTGCGTGCCAATAATTTTAGCCCGTTTATCTTTACGATCTTCTATTTCTTTCTCTCTTAATGTCTCTGCACCAGCTTTAGCTTGGGCTAATTGTATATTATAGCCAAACTCTTGTTCCATTAACTGACGCTTTATATTAGCTTCCATCTCCATTTTTTGTATTTCAAACTGAGATTTAGCTTGTTCTAACTGCATTTTTTGCTCTGTAAGAACTTGTTGTTTTTGAGTTTCAGCTAACGCTGTTTGTTCTGCAGCTTGAGCTTGTGCTTGAGCTTGAGCAACAATATTAGCTTGCTGCGCAGCTTGTTGTTCTTTAGCTCTTTCTTTTTGTCTGTACTTTAAGTACTGATTAGCTAATTTTATATTCTTAATTTCTCTAATATCAATAGCATCTTCAAGACCTATGGTTTGAGTTTGTAAAGCTATTTGTATGTTTTTCTCTAAAAACTCTTTATCTTCTTGTTCAGGTTCTAATTCTAAAAATATACCAAACTCATGCATGTTTAGCTTTTCAATTTCTTCAAGTGTCGATGTGTTAAATTGATTTATTGAATTTAACAGAGCTTGTTTTGTTAGTGGGAAACCTAGCATATCTGCAACTCTTAAACTTATATTTTCCGCTACTCTTACACTTAAATACATTAATGACTGTAACACGTGTTTTGTTGCGGTATTTGATGCAGCTGCAGCTAGTTTCTGTAACCCTACTAAAGCGTTTTTATCTGGTTGACTACCATCGCGGGCTTCATTAAGACCCGTCACGTCACGTATCATTTGTAAATAATACTGATACGTTTGTATTAATGCTTGTACTTTTTGTATACCTGATGATGATTGTAATTCTTGTATAGGTACTTTACCTGGGTTTAAATCACCATCTATTGTTTTTGATCTACCAACAATACTACCAGTTTGGAAATACATGTTTAAAGCTTCCTGAGGATTGTAATTAGTACCATTACCTAAATCAACTTCTGATAAACCGTCAACATCTACAAACACACCGTCTGGCACCATTCTTGCTAGAACTTGTTGTATTTTTAAGTGAGTTAACTGTATCATATCTGCAAACCCAATACACTTACTTACTAAGCTTTCTATTCTACCTTTATACATTCGAGGAGCAGATATAGCATAATTCATTTTGACTTTAGTTTGATCGCTATACGGCCTTGTCATGTTTTCAGAAAGTTGCCATTTAAGCATTTTTTCTTGCCCAAGTATTTTAGCTCCACTATATAAAACTTCTATAGCTCTATGTACTCTTTCAAAGTTTTCATTTTCAGGTGGATTAAAATCACCTGGTTTTTCTAATGCTTTTTCTAAACCTTTATCTGTTTGTTTTATTTTAAATACTTGATTATTGTATGTCTTGTATTCAAAATATAAAACTTGTACATTATTGTAATTGTCGTCTTGACCCCAATAATTTCTAGTGTAATTAGAATCACCTGGATATTTTTGTATTTCTTCTAACTCAGCGTCAGTTAAATATGGAAATTGTTTTTTAACTTCTTCTAAGCTTACACTTTTAACTTCGCCTACGTAATATATATCCTCAAAGTTAGGATCTTCTGTGTAAGAATAAACTAAATTAGCAGGATCTACATAATTTACTTTTACTCCATTAGCTAAATTAAAATCAGTTTTAACACAGCTTATACCTAACACAACTAAATCATAAGCTAGTTGTTTTTTAATTTCATCATACCTGTTATATTCTAAAACATTTGATATAACTTCTTCTTCTGCTATTTCTATAGATTGTTTATAATTTAACTGAAGATAAAGATCTAGTTCTTCTTGACTTTCCGGTAAACTAGCGGGATCTGGTGTAGCATAAAAATTATGACCAGTAGCTTCGTTTAATTGATCTATCATTGTTCTGTTTTCGATATCACGTATAGCATTAAAAGCAAAGTCAGTTCTTTGTTTAATAGCGTAAGGATCAGAAGCAAATGATTTTATAATATAACCTTTGTCGGTCATACCGTTTACTACAATATCTACAAATTTAGATAATACAGCTACTGGTTTCCAGTCTAAATTTAAATAAGACAAATCACCATTGATTGATAATTCATCTTTATACTTTGCCACAGACTGCTCGCCTCTAGCATATAATCTTAATCTATGAAAATCTTGCCAGTTGTTTCCAAAACGACCACCAGCACCTAAGCCACGATCACCTCTAAACCATTCGTTTTCAATAGCTCTACCTACTTGATAACCGTAGTCTAAAGTATTCTTTTCTGCATCCGGTACCACCTGACTTGGAAAGGAACTATTTACATTAGTATAAACCATTTATTGTATTATTTTTGAAATGTAACCTGTGTTATCATATTTTTTAAATGATATGTTAACTGGATCTCGTTGTTGTATGTTTACTGGTGTGTATTTATTTTTATTACAAGCCATTATAGCTAAACCAGAACTAATTGTTGCGTCAAATTTTGTTCTGTTGTTTATATTAAATTTAGCCCAGTCTTCTAATGTTCTTTGAAAATACATATCACCATATCCATTTTCACTCAAGCCCACGTGATCTTCTATATATGATTCTATAGCAGCAGCATGAGCTTGCTTAATATCTTCGCTTGAATTAGGTATACCACCTATTTCTCTTTCTGCAACAGACAGTTTATTATATATTTTATCTGGCCTGTTCATTGAAAATTTTCTATAACCTCTACGTTTTAAATAATATAAAAGTCTAGGTTTGTTATTCTCTGCAAGTATAGGCATGCCATAAAAATGCAATGCCATTAAAACATCTTCAAAGAATATTTCGGCTGTTGGAGGTCTTGATATATATTCTAAAAAGAACATATTAAAAGGAGCTTGCTCCATACTAAATTTAGTTAAACCGTGTAGTGATCCTTTTGAGCCACGTTTGTCTACTGTTCCAGATATATCGTAACTATCACAACCAAAAGCTCCTACGTGATCATTACCTGGAAACTTCACTCCATTTTTTATTATTACACGATTTTGTAGATTTATAGGTGGAATCCATGAAACTAAAAATCTACCGTTGTTGTCAGGTACAAAATTTACACTTGTATCTTTAATACCACCAGCCCACTGAAAATTACCTTGTGTGACTGATGTTTTGTTTTTCATATCTTCATTGTGGTCTATTTGCTCATAAATCTTAGTTAGATTAAATAAAGATAACTTTGCTTCGTCTCTAAATGCGTGTTTCTCTGTACGAGGAAACTGACGATAATATTCATTTAAACTATCCTGATCATTTCTAAGACCATCAACTTCGTTTTCCCAATGTTCTATAACACCGGTTGTAATTAAATCACCCTGCGCGTCTTTAACTGCGTCTTTCGGTGAGTCGAATACAGGTATGCCATAAGAATCGATGAATCCTTCGTAGTTCCATTCCATAGGTATGAACAAACTATATAATCCCGAGCTAGTCTGTCCATTGCGGTTTCTTTGTGTGACGTCTGATGCATAATATAATTTTTTAAAGTTATCACCACCTTTGTCTAAAGCATTGCTTGTAGATCCCATCATACACTTACCAACAACTTTGCTACCTAATCTTAATGTTGTTTTTGTAACTCGCCAGTTGTTCAAAATGTTATCCGGACGCTCCCACTTACCTGATTCGTCGTGGGCGAGAAGTTTTAGTTTCTCACCGTCATACGAGTTGTCACCCGTGTTCTTCCAGTCGATTGTCGTGTCGAGACCGTCGAGTTCCTCTGGCGTTTCGCCTTGGTCGAGTTTACGCCTTGTGAGTTTTGACGCTGGTACCCTGTAGGCGAGCTCCGTCTTTGGTCTGTCCATACCGTCTTGTATGGGTTTGAAAAAAAATGGATAGTTGACTGATATGGGTACAACTTTGTCGGTAAACATTTTTTTAGCATCAGCCCCTGATTTTGATAATATCCCAAAGCGTGAATCGGAAGATATTGTTGCTTGATGCACAAGTTCTGATGATGCCATGAATGAAAAACCAGAGCGTCTGTTTTTGAGGTAGCACATACCATAACATCGCCGATCGGCTTTACACGCTTCCCAAAAGATAAAGAAAAGCCTATTTGACTCTCTGTAATCTGCGGCGCCAACGTCAATTTTGCTCCACTGCAAGAACATATAATGAGAACCAGTAATGTAAGTAGCCAGACCTCTATTATAGAACCAATATCCTTCTTCACGTCTTTTAAATTCTTCGTCTATATAGTCGTACCATTTTTCTTTAAAGTCAACTGGATATCTTTCCCAGTCAAATACACTTTTTATTTTAGTTAATGGTTTAGGGTATTCTGATTTAGCCCAGCGTTGATCTTCTATTTTATCAGACGCAGCATGAACATTATCAGGTGTAGCTGGTAAAGCTATTTTAAGGTTTTGTATTTCAATAACATCACCTATTGTACCGTCTTTACTTATAACTACAACATCATTTTCAACATCGTAGCCATACTCCCATTTTTTATACCTATTATTTCTTTTTAAAACTTTAGGTTTAATGTGGTCTTGTATTACTCTTACTAAAGACTGTTCGTACATTATCTTGATCTGCCTTCAGCAAAACCTTTAAAACTTTTTTCCTTAGTGTTTTGAGGTTTATCTTCAAGCATTGTTTTTTCTTCTTCTATTCTAGCTAATATTTCAAACGCATCGAATATAGCAAGCTTTTTAGTTGCAGCAGCGTTTTTAAGTCTATCTGCAGAAACATCATCTTCAGTGTTAGTGATAATTTTTTCTTCAGCTACTTTAATTAACTCCTCAACTGCTTTTCGCCCAGCTTGGATTATACTCTTCCTCGTTTCCTTTGAACTCATACTTAACTAAAATATCATTTGATTGCATACAATATAGTCTTTGTTTATCTATAATAAACTCAAACTCTCTATTTGATTTAAAACCAACTAAATCACCTTCGTATATACCAAGTGACTCTAGGGTTTTATTACTTATTTTTACTATACCTTTATTCTTTTGCTCTGACTCTTGAGACCAAGCATCATTATTTTTTATCGGTATAATAAAACAATGATCACGAACTGGTAACCATTTTACCATACGTTTGTAAAGATATATTTGATCGTATTGACATAAGTACCTATTATCGTCAAACGTTTTACTACTATCAACTTCTTTACCTTGATGGTTATAATATCTTCTAAATACATTGTGGTGTATAATTACTTTATCACCTTCTTGTATCGGCGTTTCAAAAGCGGTTGGCACAGTAAGTACCGTTGCTGTTCTGTTTATTAACTTAAAGTTTTCTATACTAGAATTAACTATAAGTTTATCGCCGTCTATATCAACTTCATTGTTATACCTTTTTCCATCTGGTATAACTATAAAATCAAAAACGCTTTTCATTAATATTCTAAATCATATTCAACGGATATAGCCATGTTAGAATTAAATTTCTTCCATGGCAATACCTCATTGTTTTTCTTTATGAATATGTTATAAGAAGCGTCTTCGTCTTCAAACAGAATATGTGATATCTCATGACCACCGTAGACTTGTTGGCCTAACGCGTAGTGCATAGCATCATTCTTATAATCAGAACCAATACTAATTTTTCTTATAACAGTACTCATTAGTCTTCTGATTTAACAACACTTAACTCACTGTCATCTTCTTTTTCGATTTCAGTGTAAATGCCAGTATCTAAATCAATATTAATAGATCCGTATTTTTCTTCTAACTGCTTTTTAGTATCTTCAATAATTTCATTGATACCAGCAATCTTGTGAAGCAAAGCGTGTTTGTTAGCTTCTAGTTGACCTATTTGATTTACTACTTGACCTAACTCCGTTTGTTGATCTTTAATTTGTTTAAGCTCTTCAGCTGTAATTGATTTTGACATTTAATTTAATTTTATTCTTGTTTACTTTTTTTTGACTTTTCCCAAGTACGACCTACAAAATAAGCGCCGTACACTGTTATTAATAATGACTGAAATATTGGGATATATTCTTCAGCCACTTTAAACCCACCAATGTTACCATCGAAAAATGCTAATGCCGTAAATATAACAGTAAGATATATTAACACTAGCGGGCGGATATTCTTTGATAAAAATGAATCTGATTGCATATCAAGTTTCCAGCGCTCAGTAATTTGAGTTTGCGCGTCTTGATCTGCTTTCTCTAATAACTCTTGAATCTTTTGTTTAGCAGCTAATCTTTCCTCGTCTGTAGTTGTAAGTTTATCAATTACATTACCTACGTCTTTAATTAAACCACCAGTTAAAAGACTTAAAAGCTTTTTCATTATTTATATAAACCTTTTTTAGTTGTGTTTTCAACAGTATAACCTTTGTTATTTTCAGGTTTTGGTTTTAGCGTGTCTTTAGCCATAGGATTTGATAACACTTGTTCTTTAGCTTTTTTAGCTTGTTTTTTTGTTATTTTCTTTTCACCGAAAAGTAAATTAGCCATGTCGCTAAGATCAGGATCACCTTCTTGATGTAAAGCTGAACCTCCGCTCATACCAGTAAATTCTGCTGGTGACTCATGACCCATTTTATATGGAGACATTTCCATAGCTGACGCTTTGTCTTGTACTGGCGTGTCATCGAAATCGTTTTCTGTTTCTTGTTTTTCTGTCTCCTTGTGGAGCATTGACATGTGCATTGCAGAACCTTCCATCATAAGCCCGGTAGTTTTACCCTTATGATCTTTCATTTGGATGCAATGTTTGTGCATTGGTGAATACGGCATTGTTTTATGTTTTTAGTTTATTATTTAAATCAAACTTATATCTAGTAAGATGTACTGTTCTTTTTAAATCACCAGTAAACTTACATATTAAGTTATTTTTATCTTTTAGTTTGTACTTTACTTTTACTGAATAACCATTACGCTTGTTAAATAAGTGTGTTACAAATGTATGTTTGTTTCTTTTGATTATTCTTTCTTCTATAACATCTTCATTCCAGGGGTTGTAGTTAATAACCTGTGATACACCGTAGTCTCCTACGTAAATCATTGTAATGTATTTAGAAGTTTTGCTTTCCCACCAACCTGAAAAATCATCTTGGCCAAAAGCTGTTAATGTAATTAAATTAAATAATAGTGCTAAAAATAGTTTTTTCATAATATTAGATTAAATTGTTATACTAATATTATCACTTATTTTTTGTTTTTTTTAGGCAGGAGGTAAAAACCAGTTTCTTGAATTTTCTAAAGCTTCTTCTTGCTTTAATCTTACTTTAGCTTTACCTTGCTCTATAACGTCTTCATATACGTTTATTTGTTCATTAGTTAGGATTGTAGGCAAGGTGTCTTGTTTAAAAACTCCAGAATTAGTAAAGTCGTCTCTAACAACATTAACCGTTTCTTCAAATTCATCTGGAGTTATTTCCTCTCTAACTAAAGAACCATAAGCTTCATCTAAAGTATTAGATAATTTACTAGACCTTCTAGCTTGTTTTTCTTCATCTGCATACCCGTCCGCAGAAGGTGTTAAAACGTACGTAAGATCAAATCTATTTCGCTCTAATTGTTCTGGTGTGTAAAAACGCTTACCAGGTCCATAAGTTATTTCACCTTTTTCTTGATATGGTACTCTTATTGTTTCACCTGTATTAGAATCTGTTTCAAGACGATAACGTGTATAATATTGTTGGGTCGGTTGTCCTTCAATTTCTGTTTTTGGTTCAACTCTAAAACCTCTGTTTTTAATGTATTTTTCGTGCTTTTTATATTCTTCTTCAGTTAAAGCGTCGCCAGCACCAAGTAGTCTAGCTCTACTTTTCATATAAGGAAAGTCTAGATTAGTGTCATAGTTGAAAAGATTTAAGTTCTGAAATGTTAAACCAAAAGGATCTGGATTTTCTGCTTTTTGACCTATCACAGAACTTGTAAATTGTTTAGTGCGACCTAGTGGATCTCTGCTTATAAGATCATAATCTATTTCACTAAATCTTTTACCAGATCTTTCATCAACTACTTGTTTAACAGGTGACGAACTAGCTTTAGTGCCGTAATTTTTTACTTTAATACCTGGTAATTTAAATCCCATAATTTTATTTTAAACGTTTTTCTATAACGTGTTTAGCGCCAGGAAATGTATAGTCATAACCTGGGTACATAATCTTAGTGTAACCTCTATCGTCAGTACCTAATACTTTGAAGTCAACTCCTTTCATTGTTATCTTATTACCTAGTATCTTATTTACTGGCTTGTTAACATCAGGGCTGTTTCTTAAATATCCTTTCTTAGATGGTTTCATTATGCGTTTCTATATGCTTCAGCTTCCCACGGTAAATCTTTTGCTCCTTCTTTTATACTCGATCTTGGTATTACTTTATCTTTCCAATAAACGTTTTTATCATCATAGTCAAGATCACCACGTTTCATTTGAGCGATGTGTACTTTCTCGTGAGCAATAACTTCATCTATTCTATCTGGTCCTACTTTATCGTTTATAATAATAGTACCATTATTGTTAGCTTTGCCTAACACGCCATCTTCCATATCAACTTGATATATTGGAGTGTTGTCTATTGGAAACGGAGGTGTTAGTTTAAATGCCATTAGTGTCTATATGGAAATTTTTCGTTAAACCACTCTTGTCGGTTGTTGCAACCACAGTTTATGTTTAGACCTTCAGATACTTTATCTACTATAGTTTTAATACCAGTAGCCTTAGTAAACTTAGCTATGTCGTCACCTAAACCTTTTGATTTCATTGTCTTTCTAAACTAGTTCTACCTTTTATGTTAGAAAATCTAGAATCTTGTTTATCGCCTTTTCTATAGTGTCTTGATTGACCATACATACTCGCGTCTGCATATGTACCTGTAGGGTCTATTTGTTTTGCAACATCCATTGCCGCATCGCTTCCAGAGCTTGAAATGTTTCTATTTATTCTTTCCAACACACCGCGTGGATTCGAATCAACTAGACTTCTTAAGTTTTGTATTCTTGTTGGGTAGTTGTTGTATGAAGTTGGTCCTCCTGTTAAAACATCTAATGCTCCACCAGTAGTATATCCAAATCCACTAGTTCCCTTGTCGTATACGTTTTGCAAAATATTTACAGCTTTATCAGCTTTTCTAACATCGTCAAAAAACATACGAGACGCTTCTTCTTCGTCATAATTTTCACCCATACTGCTTTCAAATCCTGGAGGAGCCTTTGGATCCATAAATGGTTTTACTTTTACTCCTTCTCTTTCGTCTACTTGTTTAGCTGGAGACCCGTGATGTTTTTTATCATACTTCATATCACCAGCTAACTTAGATATATGCTTTTCATCTGCAGTCATATTTTCATCACTATGGCCATGTTTAGCGTCATAGTTGATATCTTCCTTTAAATAATGAATATGCGCAGCATCGTCTGCTACAGAAGCTCTATAGTTACGTTTTGTAACCGGGGTACGTGAGTGTCTTGCGTTGCCAGTGTACTGGCCAAAGTGTCCTTTTTCCATAATTACCATTTTACTTTGTCAGCCCAGTAAGCGGCAGACATTTTACCTTTTTTAATATTTTTCGCATGACGAGCTTTAAAGCTAGCTCTCCTTGCTTTTGATTTTTTATCTTGCTTCTTACCGGCAGTACTTACACCTTGCTGTCCAAACCTAATTATTTTTTCTTTACCATTTTCACAAGCTTTAACAATATGTGATTTAGTCTTGTGTCCTGGTGTTTTTCTAGGTTTGTTGCACTTTAAGGTTTTTTTGTTTACTTCAGGCACCTTGAGCTTTTTTAGTTATTGGTCCTGGCGTGTAGCTACACTTAGCCATTTTAAGTTTCATTCCAGTAATACCAGAACTACTACCATCAGCCATTGGAAATCCACTAGTATCTAATGGACCGTCCCAAACGTGTGACTCGCCTACTTGCCCTTCAAGAACAGGTTTTCTAATTAATTTTTCTATATTATGATCCATAGTTTTTATTTTAAGTTTTTATACAAACCTGGGTTTTCAGAATGACCACCTGGTCCAAATGCATCTTCTTGAGCTTGGGTCATTTGAAAAGCTGCTCCAACAGAAGCTTGTCTCATTGCTGGCGTTCCAAATGCAGCTTCAGCCATACCTTTAGTATTCATATTAAATACAGATTTTTTACCTCCTTTTTCATTTGCTTGTAATGGTGGATCGTATGACATAGCAACAGGTGTTAATTGAAATTTACCACCACCAGCAGGCATCACACTACCGCCCATGGGGTTTTGACCCTCAGTTCCCATTATTCCTCCTGCAATAGAGCTAGCAGCAGCAGCTTGTCGAGCTTGTGTTGATAGATCAGTTTTAACGCCAACCGTGTTACCACCCATTGCACTACCCACACCAGCCAAAGCGTTTCCTAAACCTAAAAAAGTAGCTGGTGATCCTTCGCCGACATTTGGTTCTTCTTGTTTATCTTCCCTTTGTTTATCTTCCCATTTTTTTTTACGCTTTTCTACTCTTGCTGCTTGCTTTAGGTTTCTAAGTTCGAGTCTTTTTCGAACTCTTTCAGCTCGCATTTGATCTCTTACTTTCTGCGTTTCACTTTGATAGCCACGACTAATTCCCGGTGATATACCATCTACTGAAGTAGATACGCCGCTACCTTCCGGCATTGATGGAAGATTAATTCTCATGTCTTGAATACCAGCACTAGTCCCGTAATCTCCAGTAAATCTTTTAAGTCCTTGGGAACCTTGGTTAAGGCTGTAATCTTTACCAGCAGTTGGATCTGTAAATGAAAAAGACTGTCTTGTTGGAGTCTTTGAATTATTTTTTGGCATAATTATCTATTTTTATCTTTGTTAACTTTATTAATAGCAAACGATAAAACCTTATCACTGTAGGTTTTACCTTTCATTATGCTATTACGTCTGGTGCTGGTAGGTATATCTTCTTCACCTAGCATAATTCTATACATGCGTGATATTAACTGTTTACCTTTAAATGATACTTTGTATATGTTATACTTCTGTGTAGTTCTATTATACTTTCTCCAAAGTGTAATCCAGTCGTTTTGTAAAAGCTTGTTCCAACGCCTATTATCCCAACTAAAAGAATATGTACCGTCTTCAAAATCTTTACGTGTAAACATATCCATGCAGTCTAAGTATATTAATAACTCTAGCTCTGCATCGTTAAGATCGTTGTTTTTGCAAGCCCACTTACGTATTATACGATAGTGTTTAAGAAGATTTAAATCCCTAATGTCACTAGCGTCTAACTTCATAATATAACAACTACATCAATATCACGTATAACATGGAAAACTTCTTTATCAACTTCAAGACGGTGACTTGCGTTTTTATCATAGAATATAGTTTTACCTTCTTCTATACCTTTAACATCATCACCACAGTGAAGCACAGTTGCTTCTTTGTAACGTACATCAACTCGCTGTTTGCCAGTTAACATAAGACCACCGTCTGTTTTTTTGACGGTATCTTCTTTTTTCTTTTTTATAATTATATTTCTACCTATTGCTTTCATCACCAACTCTTAAATTATTGATTACACAATCTGTAGATAATATAGTGGTAGCCACTGAAGCCGCGTGTTTGAGTGCACTTTTAGTTACAAGCAAAGGATCAATAATACCTTTATCGATCATATTCACAATATCGCCTGTAATTACATTAACACCCATACCTTCTTCGGGCGTACCAACCTCTTCCAGTCCAGCATTATTTAGTATAGTTTTAAACGGTGCTTTAATAGCTTCAAGAAGAATCTTTTCACCAACGCTTTTGGCTTTGGTTTTATTAGATGCATCGAGCAAGGCTATACCACCTCCTGACACTATACCTTCTTTTACCGCGGCTTTAGTAGCACAGATAGCATCTTCGACCCTATCCGATTTTTCTTTTAATTCAATCTCTGAATTTGCTCCAACTTTTACAACCGACACTTTACCTGAAAGTCTAGCTAAACGTTTTTCAAGACGTATAACTTCACCCGGCGCTTTAGCTTTAGCTATTAAATCTTTTACTGAACTAATTAATTCTTTTATTTCATCAGTAGATGTATCTACTTGTAGTATAGTTTCTGTGTCATTGGTAATACTTTTATAGCATGTACCTAAAAAATCTGGGTTAATAACATCTAAGTCATCACCAAGATCTTCGTTAACAACAGTGGCGCCAGTAAGTGTAGCTAAATCAGAAAGCATATCTTTCTTGTTTATACCGTATGTAGGCGCGTTTACTACATTAACTTTTATATTACCTTTAACTCTATTCATTGCTAGCGTTGCTAACACTTCGGTTTCTAAATCACCTATTATAAGTAAAGGTTTTTTGTTTTTAATTACATACTCTAGTACCGACTGTATTTTACGTACAGACTCTACAGGTGACTCTAGTAGTAATACCAATGGATTGTCAAGCTCAGCTACTCGCTTATCTTTGCTTGTTACAAAATGTGAGTTAGTTAAACCTTTCTCATATTGAACACCGTCAACTAACTCAAGCTCTGTAGTATCTTCGGTTGTTGGCTCCATTACAACAACACCGTTTTCACCAGCAGCTTTAAACGCTTCCCCGATTATTTTACCTAGTTCCTTATCATTGTTACAACTAATAGTAGCAACATCATCAAGCATAGTACCTTCAACTGGTATTGCTTTTTTCTCTAGGTATTTAACAACATTATCAACGGCTTTATTTATACCTTCTTTAATGTTACGGGTATTATCTTTATCTAAATTTTTATATGCCTCTGTTAAAATTGAGTGCGCTAGTACTGTAGCTGTTGTCGTTCCATCGCCAGCTTCTTGCACAGTTTTTCTAGCAGCTTCTTTTAAAAGCGTAGCACCCATATTTTCTACTGGGTCTAGCAGTATAATACTGTTTGCAACAGTTACACCATCTTTTGTGATGACAGGTTTACCCTGATCATCTTCTAGTATAACACATTGGCCGCTAGCTCCGAGTGTGGAGCTAACAGCTTTTGTGAGTTTTTCTATACCTTTAAACACCTTGTTCTTTGCATCTTTCCCAAAGTTAAGGTTTTTGACAATTTTGTCTGACATGATTTAATTAAATTTAATTTGATTATATAATATTATTCAAAGGTTTTTACTACCTTAGGACCTTTTACAAATTCAAGCTTTTTAGTGTAGTGCTCAATGCTACCATCTATAGCCGCTTCAGCGCCATCCATAGTTTCTCTACGAGTAACATCTTGCCACACACCATCTTTATCTTTATATTCGGTTTGAAAATATCCATTTGGTAGTTGTACTATTCGCCAATTTGTTTTATCAGCGATATGCTTCCAAAAGTTTATTTGGTCTTCGGATATTTGTGGTTGACTACTCCACGTACTAGTCTTGTAATATAGTGTCATTGGTTTTGGTTTTATGTTAGTTTATTTGGTTGCTCTAACCCGAGCAGGGTATACTTTATATATCACTTGGTTTAAGTGATTTTTACTCCCACGGTAACCCGTCTTCTACAATAGGATTTTCTATTTCTGATTTTTTAGCAGCAGCTAAAGTATTAACTTCTGTTTCTACTTCTGCTACTTTATCAGCACCCAATGAATCTTTTACCCATCCGATAACTATTTCTTGAGTTAAGTCTTCGTAAGGTATAAATTCAGGACCAACTGTTCCTGTGAATTCATTTACAAACAACTCGCTTGCATAACCTGGGTTATCTTGCTTTTCGTAAGCAGATGTAACTTCGACAACAAAACCATCTGAGGTTTTATGAATCATGTTTAATACTTTCCACATATTATGATATTCTAATTTGTACTACACTTCCATTTCTATATAATTCTCCTAATTCTACACCTCCAGCTGCTGCCGCTACATCATCCGCGTAACTCGTAGAGCTTCGCAGTACTTCCATTATAATAGCACCACCTTCTTTTACCGCTATTGGAGTTTGAGTAGTTGTTGGAGTTCCAGTAGTTCCACTACCAGATCCAACCGCAAATACAGTACCTCCTGAAAGAGTAGCGTTATATTGACCAACTAAAACTGTAACTTGACCTTGCGCTAAAGCAGTCAAACCTTCACCGATTAATAATTTTTTAGCAAAGCTAGCTCCATCATTATAAGCACCAACTGCAAAAGAATTTGCGCCTATATTAGAGTTATTATTTCCTGCTACTATTGAATTATTACCAGCTACAGTATTGTTAAAGCCAGTCGCAAAAGTAGAAGTACCACTTACGGTATTACTACTACCTGACGCAAGAGCTCTATTACCACTAACTATGTTAGCTTGTCCAAAACTAGCGGCGTTCTGACCTGTAACATTTAAAGCGTTTCCATAAGCAAAAGCCGTGGTTCCATTTAAACTTGGGTTAGCTGTAGAATTTAAACCACCTGCAAAAGCTAAACTTGTCGCCGCAGTAGTTCCGTTACCTATAGCAAAACAATTTGACCCAGATGCTATAGTGTTTTGACCAAACGCAGCAGATCTAGATCCTGATGCAGTTGTGCCTTCGTTAAATGAAGCTGCATGTAAACCAGATGCTGTAGTTTGAAAACCTGTTGAAAGTGAAGATGCGCCTGATGAAGTTGTTTCGTACCCAATAGCTACTGAATTTCTTATTCCACTAGCAACAGAACCACCTCCAAATTTTAAACTATAAGGATTAGCGGCTCCAGGAGAAACTTCTGTCATTATTAAAGTAGAATCACCTATTACTCTATTAGCGCCATCTGTCCAAAATGTTAAAGTGTAATCAGTTCCAGCTACAGCTGAAGTTACATTTGTACTTGGGTTTTCACCTACTTTAATCTCACCATCATTTCCTATCAATAAATACTTTTCTACAGAAAACGAACCATTGTCTTTCCAAAGTTCTGTTAAATGTACTTTGTTTGAAGCTGGTATTCTTATTGCTTCTGCACTAGCGGTTGGCGTTATTGATGGATTAGCTACTTCACCTTCAGCTGCTGCTAAACCAATAACAAGACCTTCGCTTCCTGTAACAGGGCCAGCACTACCTGTATTGAATCTTATAGTTGCATAAGGTGACTCTGTGCGAGCAGTAGCTCCAAGTGTTAAATAACTAGCTTGAGTTGTATCAATTAAAACACCGCCTCCAGTACCGGGTTTTACAGTAAGTTTTTGAGTTGGGGTGGTAGTTCCTATACCTATAAAATCACTTGGATCGTGATATATAATACTGTCACCAAGAACTTGGCTATCTGTCCATTTAGGAATATAGTTAGTTATACCTGTCCCTTCTACGTTGTCACTTTCTATTGTAGACCAGTCGTTAACTGTTGAACTATCAGCCGCAGCATCAGCAACAGCTATAATAGAATCACCAACATTAAGTAAATCACCTGAGCAATAAAATTGACCACCTGTGTTTGCCACGATGTAGTAATCGCCAGTTATAACAGATACTCTTGTACCAGCACCACCTGGGCAATTGTAGAGATAAGATCCAGTGTTTATACCTGAAAGTATTTCGCCAGTATCAGCTCTAAAGGAACCTCTAAAAGATAAACCACCAGAAACTAAACTGTCAACATATGCTTTAGTAGCTGCGTCTTGAGCTTGAACAGGGTTTAAAAGATTTATAATATTGCCATTTAAAGTCATGTCAATATTATCTTCCATTGTTAATACACCACCAACGGTAGCACCTCCATCTACTTGAAGTGATGTCAATGTGTTAAGAGTAGAAGGTGTTGATCCTGTTACTACTAAATGATCTGTTACAGTTAATTTACCGTTATGTGTTGTGTTACCGTTTACTGTCAATGTGTTAGTTGTACCAAAAGGCGTAGCTCCTAGTAGTCTTACATTGCCATTTGAAATAAAAAAATCTTCAACAGTTAAACCAATGTCCATTGTTACATTGCTGTCGAAGTTTGCTGTCCCTACAACTTGCATAGTACCTGGAACTACAAGTGTACTTGGTAAACTTACTGTCAATGTTTGTGCTGAAGCTACAGTGTCAATCTGATTTGCTGTGCCTGAAAGCGTAAGATTTTGTGTATCTAAGTTTACAATACCTGTGCCAGTGTCTCCTAAGAAGTTTAAGTTTACACGCGCTGTCACATACGATGCTAAATCGTCTGCAGTAAGGCTTTTAGTTAAAAACCCGTTGTCTGCTGTAGTATCTGACACGCTTATTACTAGTGTATCTGAGTTATTTACCGTGCTTACGTACGGGTATGAATAAATAATAGCCATATACTTATTTTTAAAATTCGTTTATAATATATATACTTACAGATTTCACTAGTTTTTTACCTAAGGGTGACATAAGCCTGTTACTAATACTACTTATAAGGCTAGTGTCACAAAAAAGTTGTTAGAAATATAGGAGTATAGTGTTACCCCCTATCGTACTGATTATCAACGTTTTACAAAAACGATTTTAGTTTTACGGGCCCCACCTATTTTCCCAGATTTTTACGTATATATCCTTGATTTTCAGTATATTACGCCCTACCTTTTGACTTTTTACAGAGAAACTACTAACTAACCTGGATAATATATATGTAATCACTTAAACAATATGACTATGCACTATCTAACTATGTTCACAACCGATCAACTAATCAATATGTACAATACTGTAAGTAATAATACTAAATAATTTACAGATAAAACACTAATGAATCTGGATAATAATATCAAATAACAATATGAATTACAATACTTTACAATCACTAATCCCAAATGATGAAATACATTACATTGATGACTGTGACCAGTTCTTCGCTGATAACAACCTAGATCAATCTAGCTTTTCAGATCATACATTTATACTGTTTGAATACACTATCGAATGCCTGCCTGAAACTATCTCAGCTCTTACAGCTAACAACATTAAATTCACTCAACTAACTGACGAATTTGACTTAGACTATATAATTATATAAATAATTTTTACAGACAAAATACAAATCAATATGGATAATAATAATGTAACTAATTTAAATAATAACAATATGAACTTAATACAATACATTGACTTCACTTCACTATGCGAAGATTACAATTTAACAACTGGCGACATTACACCAATGCAAACATTTGAAATTGAATATGTATTGAAGCAATTTATAAAACAAAATAAATAATTCACACAATGAAGTCAAGTGTTATACTTCTAACTAATTTTTAAATACTAAACAAATATACACTTACAAACTAATTACAAACTAAACTGGATAATATAATAAACAAATACTAATACTTAAATATAATAACTATGCAAAATTCAATTCAATCAAAAAGATTTGTCATTCGCAAATCACTAATCGGTCAAAACTCTATCATTGAAGTTACTTTCAAAAGTGGCAAAACATTCAAATACAATCATGATAAAGCTTTTGAACTAATGAAAGACAATTTAACTAAACTAAATTGCTGGGAAAAATATAAGTCATACACTTCTTCGACTTCAATTCCTAAAGTTCTACAAAATGTTGAAGTTATTTAATTAACTTCTTCATTTGAACTCACTGGCGCGTTCCGACTAGTACCATCACCAGTCTAAATAATGTTGAACTAGCACTAACAGTCGCAATGGTTTCAAGTGACAACGATAGTACGAATAACAACTCTATCACTTGTACAAGTTCAATTCTTGTAGCGACTACTACTAACTTTTTAAAATATATAACTATGGCTACATACTCTTACACACTACTGAAAATAAGCTGGAGAATGTTCAACAAACATTTTACTAAACTAACTAAAGATCAACAAGAAAAAGTAATACAACGATACTATGACTACTACTAAAATCTTTAACGAACTACAATTGATAAATGAGTTTGAAGCAAACTTCAATATCACTCCACAGTCTAAAGCTAGACGTGAAGAACTTACAAACAAATTACAACAACTAATGGATAATAATATAAAATAATTATGCGAAAATTCAATCACTACACAATTCTAAAACTAGTCGTTTATGGCTATATAACCTTAGCATCACTTGGCATCATTGGCTTAATTATCAATTTTGCACAAGGTGATTTAAACGCTGACTTTGGAATGTTTTAAAATAACTAACTATGCAATACAGAAATATACCTTACGACTA